GATCCATAAGATTAGCATCAATACGTTCGGCGATTCTTTCTTCAGCCATTTCCATAGTAATGTATAAAACGTTTTTACCTTGTTGTAAAACTGAAGCAGCATAATGACACATGAACAAAGATTTACCTACACCAGTACCAGCAAGACAAACGTTTAGCGTCTTGTTCGGAATACCGCCTTTAGTAATTTTGTTAAAGTAATCTAGATCCCACGGTATACGTTCTTCTGTTTTATTATAGAAATCAAAACGAGCCGACGAATCATCAATATAATCATGGCCAATAGCTTGATCAAATGATACACCAAGAGCAGTTGAAAGTATTTCAGGTATAGCACCTTCAGATTTTTCAGGATCTTTGCCATCGATGATTCCAATAGAATCCATAATAGCAAGATACACGGCTCTATCTTTGCACCACTTTTCTGTTTCATTGATGAGATAATCTGTATCTAAATCAGTTTTATTAGCAATCTCGTTGATTAACATAGATGACTGATTTAATATATCTTCTGGTGCTGACACTTTTTGTAGCTCAATATCTAAAACCCTACCTGTTGGCAGTTTGTTATGAGATGCTACAAATCCTACAATAAGATCGAATACTACTTTATGCGTACCCTCAAAATATTCTTTTTGAAGATATGGTATTACGCGTCTGCAGTATTCTTCGTTATTGAGTAGATGACTCAGTACGTGTGTCGGTATTTCGTTTTTCAAGATTTGTCGTTCCTTGTTCAATAATATGTGTTAATAAATCTCCGAGATAATTGTTAAAATTCTCGTCGTTTCTCAATGTGTCGTGATCAAAATCACCTGGATCATTTATGTTATACGTAAATGATAATGTTGCAATATCAATTTCCGCTGATTCTTTAATAGATACAGTGCCGTAAATAAATCTCACGCCATCATACGGCGAATTGTCGTTTAGATGAATTGCATAGAAATCTGATTCCGGATGTTCTACTGTAATATAGTGATTATCCATGCTCTTGCTCGATATCTAATTCAATGTCTAACAGTGGCTTATGACCAATTTGATAATGGCCTTTTAAGAACTCTTTAAAGTTTGTGCCATCAAATATTGGCTTCCAGAACTCTTCTTGCAAAGTATCTTTTTCTCTTACTTTAGGCTGAACCAATTCTCCGGTTTCCATATCAACTCTGCAATACCAACCTACATTTGGTTTTTGAACATAACCACCGGCTAATGCCACATCTAGTAATCCTGAATATGGAGCAATACCACCTTCCCAAGTTACTGTAATAGGAATTTTAGATTTCTCTTTTACAAACCTTGATTTCTCAACGTTGATTACAAAGTTATAGCCTTTGACTTCCATTCCTTGCTTCTGTTGCTGTCTTCCTAAAATCCAGATGTTATCCGCAGAGTAATAAATACCTGTTCCGCCAGATACAATCGCTTTAGGGAATAAACCAATTTCTTGATATGTGTGATTAACAGCAAGTAAAGGAATATTCTTCATAGCCAGATAAGGAGTGACCATTCTGAATAGACCTTTAAGTGCTTTGGCTCTTGACATATCAGCAACTGATTTTTCATTTAGCGCGTCTTCTAATTCTTTCTTAGAAGCTAGGTTGCCAATAGAATCAATTACAACAATAACTTTATCGTTACGTTCAATGTTTTCTAGCTGACCTACTAAATCAAATTTTAGTTGCTCTACGTCTGTAATTGGCGTGTGCAATACTCTATCAGTATTAATACCAAACGACTCGAAATATGATTGCGGTGAACCAAACTCTGAATCATAAAATAGTAACACTGCATCTTCGTGTTCCTTTAAATATGCACCTGCCATTAATAAGGCAAATGATGTTTTAAAGTGTTTAGAAGGGCCGGCTAAAACGGTTAAACCAGGACTTAATCCACCATCTGGATCTCCTGATAAAGCTACGTTTATCATTGGTACTTCTGTTGGTGTCATTTCTTTATCGCTAAAGAACACCGATTTCGAAAGAACTGCTGAAGATTTAATCTTAGAGTTCTTTTTTAGTTTGTCCATTACTGACATTATCTCTTTCTCCTACCGAATTGTGTTTGCTCTTGAGACCTTAGTTGTCTCTTATGGCGCGCGATTGCTTCGGCCTTTTTGCGCTTACGTTTTGCTGTAGGTTTCTCATAGAATTCTTTAGCACGAACATCTTGTAAGATACCCGCAGCTTCTACAGCCTTTTTGAATTTTCTTAATGCTACGTCAAAAGGCATATCTTGAGGCGGACGATTATCTCGGTTACCTTTCCGATTTTTGTTGAACTTTCTCGGTTGAGCTTTTAAATTTATACTTGGCATATTTCCTCTTTTATTAATTAATGTGTATATTATAACATGAAATCAGTCAATTGTACACAGTTAATTCCCCAATTTTTGCGTCTATATGACTCAGGAGATAAGTGTACCGATGATGTGCTTTCCATATGGTCCTTTGCGTATGCTTCACTATTCATTGTGAGCCACTCTTCAGGATATTCAACCCTCTTCATACCAAGTTCATCCATGTTGGAAATCCATTGGTTTAAAGCGTTGATTCTTTCTTCGCGAGAACCCCAAAATGGTTTATCTTTATAGTAACCAGTTTTTGGTAGTTTTCTCTCTTCGAATTCTATTGGCCATGGTGTTGAGTATTCTACTTTTATTCCTTTACGTTCTAACTCGTCACCGTATTTTTTCCATTCTTTTAGCATAGGCATACTATCTGCATTCAATCTACAAATGTGATGTCTAATATCTATATTGCCAAATGACATTGTAATTCCTTTCGGCATACATTCTAATATATGTTTAGTAACATATTCAAAGTCAGTTTTTATTTGCCCGTTAAGTGTTAGCCCATCAGTTTTTATCACCATTGAACTGTCCTTAGAATATGCAGCAGTATGGGAATCGCCAATCGTCAACCAATGTAAATCTGCTATATCTGTAGATTTTAACGTTCTTGCAGTTGCGCACTTTTCCGATACTTTATCACACCAGTCTTTATCTAATACATCTTTACGTTTCTTGAGCATTGCGCCATAATCTGGCATATCGATATCTAGTGAATATACAAGCCTTGCTTCTAAGAAATTATTTATTCTTTTTTCGAGATCTTCAGTAAACCCACCAAATAAATTTAGTGATCCACCGAAATTGACACCGTGATCTAAATACAGAACGTCAACAACATCCGCTTCGTGATTAATACCTACATCTAGGTTTTCAGACCAAGTTCTGGCCCAACCGTATCCATGGCTATTTTTCTTTTTAGGTATTTTATTAAAAGTTCCTGTAATCATAAATTCTTATCCCAATCTCTGTAACTATCAACTGTCTCGTATAGTGTTTCATCTGTTAATGTAGGCTCTGGTCCTACATTCCAGAATAATATATTTCTTCCCGTATTCTTCGGTATAAACTTCCATACTTTACCGTCATACGTGTCAATACAAGGAAATGGTGGAAGGTTTTCTGTTTTCTCAGAAGCAGTAAACGCCTTTGGCTCACTTATAACTTCTGCTCTACCCAGTTCTCCAGCTTTCATATTTCTCGATACTGCAACAGATGTAAACTTTGCATTAGGCCATGCTATTTGTAAAGCTCTCGTAAGAACTCCAGTTGATGTGGCCACATATACTTCGTCTGGCTCTCGAATTGCGCTCGCAACTTTAACCATACCAGCAGTAACCATTTCATGTTTTAAACCTAGTGGTACAAAATAGTAACCAAGTTTTCTTGAATCTTCTAACGCTATTTTATTTAGGTTTGGCATTGCTGCTATTCTATGGAAGCTTACGTCAGCTCCTTGCTCTATACAACACGCTTGATGATGTGAAATCTTTTTACTAGATGGCATATACAATCTAACTTTTTTGTTATGTCTTTTAGCAGCATCTAAAATACTCACACCGGCTAAACCGGTTCGTGGTTGAACATACGCAATAGTATCTTCTTTAATTGTACTAATAAGACAATCGCCGCCTCTAGTTTTAGTACCGACAATCATATCATCTCGTATTACTCTAACACCTTCATGCAATACTTCTACTGGAGATGGATTTGGATCTTCCCAATTCTTAGCCAAATCGAGGTAATATTCTTTTGCTTCATCAGGTTGCATTAACCCGATATCTTTATTAAATCCGTCTTCTATGTGTTTATTATGAGGCATTTCTTATATTCTTATCCATCGCTGAGTGTAGTATCATTGCTTTGTAATCATCTACTGTTAAATTGTTACTGTCTAAAATTTTAAGATCAGACGGATGTGAAGTCATTCCATTGAATGTTTCTACTAAACCAAGTTCTAGCATCGCTTTTTGTCTTCCACGTGGATGATCTTTAATATCGCTGCTAGACCATAAATTATCGTAATCTAAATGCGCATAATCATTACCAGGTCTTACATAATTCTCAACCCATCTGATATAATCACAACATACATCTTCAGCATTATACGGAACACTACCCGTATCATTATAAATTTCTAACATAACTTCATCTAGAAAATCTTGTTTTTTAAGTTTGTTGTCATTTTTTGCCAAGTAAGAAATACATTCTACAGCATTTGTACCATAGTAAAACATGCTTTCTTTGTTGACATAGTGTGGAAACCAATCGGCAATGTCTGCAACAACTGCCGCATACTGAAACTTATATTGTCTTAATCCGTTCTTTACATTCCAACTTAACATAAATTCACCGACTTCTCTTAAGTCTTTTTTACCGGGAATTGCTAAGAAGTGTGATAGTTCTTTTGCTAAACGTGGAGCATATTCACATAAGAAATAGTCTCCGCCTTTTTTGTAATCTGATGTAGGTTTTGGAAATGCTGGAAACTGGTATCCGATAGAAGTGTAAAATGGCTTTCCTAATTTACCTTCGGCCTTAATTATCTTCTTCATATCATCTATGCCTTCTGCTAGATGAAGTTTAAATAGTAATGTGTTGTGATATCCGGATGGTTTAGTTCCATAGTTAATAGCAGAACCTGTAACTCTATGCAGAATAAAAAGATATAACCAAGTTTCAAGCGAATGCGACTTACCAGTCCAGTTTTTAGCAACTAGTTCTCTTTGAGCAGTCGCTTCTCCAGCTTGCATTCTATCCCAATAAGGATGTTTATCAGTCCATCCGTAAAAGATG